CCCCAACACACCATTTGTGACATTTTTAGGACACCAAATCCGGCCACGTAACCCCGGCGAATGAGCCCACGGTATGCCACGTAACCCTGGCGAAATCGGCCACGTAACCCTGGCGAACCGGCCGGCGACCCGGATTAGACGCGATCGACGTGGCGGGTGGCAGAAGCCCCAGAACCTCGCGCAGGCCCCTCCAGCGCCTCCCAGAGACCCGATCGCGTTCATCAACGGCCTCACGCATACCAAGGGACCCTTCGCGCGCCAGACGTTCGCCCTGCGGTCGTGGCAGATCCGGATTCTCAAGCAGTTGTTCAAGAAACGCCGGGACGGCCGCCGGCAGTACCGGACGTGCTTGCTGATGTTGCCGCGCAAGAACGGCAAGACCGAGCTCGCGGCCGCGGTCGCGCTCTACGGGCTGCTGGCGGACGGGGAGGCCGGGGCCGAGGTCTACTCGGCGGCGGCCGACCGCGACCAGGCCGGCCTCGTGTTCGGGGTCGCCGCCCAAATGGTGAGAAACGACCCGGGGCTGTCGGCGGAGTGTTACATCGTCGAATCGCAGAAACGGATCGTGCACCGGCCGAGCGGGAGCGTCTACCGGGCCATCAGCGCCGAGGCGTATTCGAAACACGGGTTCAACGCGAGCATGGTGATTTACGACGAGCTCCACGCGGCGCCGAACCGCGAACTGTACGACGTGCTGTCGACGTCGATGGGCGCGCGCGCGCAGCCGTTGATGTTCGTGATCTCGACGGCCGGGTACGACAAGCACTCGATCCTCTGGGAGCTCTACGCGCACGCCCAGAAGGTGCGCGAGACCCCGAAGCTCGACCCGACGTTTCTGCCGGTGATCTACGAGGCCCCGAAGGACGCCGACTGGACGAGTCGCAAGGTCTGGAAGGCGGCCAATCCGGCGCTCGGGGATTTCCGGAGCCTCGAGGACCTCGAGATCTTGGCGGCCAGGGCGACAGAAATCCCCGCGCAGGAAAACAATTTTCGCCGCCTGTATCTCAACCAGTGGACCGAGCAAGCCTCGCGCTGGTTGGCGCTGATGGCCTGGGATGCGTGCCTGTCGCCGCTCGATCGCACGGCGCTCCGCGGCCGGCGGTGTTACGTCGGGATGGATTTGAGCGCGACGGAAGATCTCACCGCGCTCGTGGCCGTGTTTCCGGATGGCGCCGGCGGGTTCGACGTCCTCCCGCAGTTCTTCGTGCCCGGCGAGCGGATCGCCGACCGGGTCCGGCGCGACCGCGTCCCGTACGACCAGTGGGCGCGGGATGGGTACCTCACCACGATTCCCGGCGCGACGATTGGCGACTACGAGGCGGTGCGGTCACAGATCCAGGCCTGGCGGGAGGAATTCAACGTCGAAATGGTCGCGACCGACCCCTGGAATGCCACGAGCCTGATCTATCGGCTGGAGAACGTGGACGGGTGTCCGCTCGTGAAAGTCCCACAGACGTTCGCGGGCCTGTCGGCGGCGACCAAAAGCCTGGAAAAGCACGTCCTCTCGCGCACCCTGCGGCACGCCGGGCACCCGGTCCTGCGGTGGAATGTCGGGAATGTGTCGGTCGAAACCGATCCGGCGGGGAACCTGAAGCCCTCGAAGAAGGCCTCGACGGAACGGATTGACGGGGTCGTCGCGCTGATCCAGGCGATCGACGCCATGGAACGCAACGTCCAGGCCCCCGAGTATTCCGTCGAGGTCGTCGGGTGAAGCCGCGCGGCCGGCCGCGCATCGACCCCGACGACCAATCGGTCACGTATACGGTGCGCGTCTCCAGCCGGCAACTGGAGGCGACCCAACGCGAGGCGAAAGCGGCGCGGATGACCACGGCCGAATGGATCCGCCGCGTGCTCGCGCACGACGTTTCCACGCACAAAAATAGACACTAGTCAAGCCCCACGGTATGGTGCGGGCCTCCGTGGACCGCGCCTATAGCCTGCTCGAAATCAAGTCGATTGCACCGGCGGGCCGCCGGTTCAGCGGGATTGCGTCCACGCCGGAACTCGACCGCCAGGGCGATAGCCTCGACCCGGCCGGCGCGACGTTCGCCGCGTCGATTCCGCTGCTGTTCCATCACGACGCCAAGTCACCGATCGGCCGCGTCACGCTGACCCGCACGCCGCAGGGCATCGCCTTCGACGCCGAGCTCCCGGAGATTGACGAACCCGGCCCGCTCAAGGCGCGTGTCGACGAGGCGTGGCAATCCATCAAGGCCGGCCTGATCTCCGGCGTGTCAATCGGCCATCGCATCCTCGCCGGCGGCGTCGAGGTGCTCCGCGACGGCACGCGCCGACTCACCAAGACCGAAATCTGTGAACTCTCTTTGGTCACTATTCCCGCGAATGCGAGCGCCAGTATTCGCCTTGTGAAATCCCTGGCGCAGGAGTCTGCCATGCCCAATCCGACGATCACCGAACGCATTCAGGGTCTCGAGTCCAAGCGGGCGATCGTCGCTCAGAGCATGCTGAGCGCGATGGAGAAGGGCGACCTCACGGAGAGCGAGAAGGCGCAGCATGACGGCTGGAGTCTTGAAGCGAAAGACCTTGAGGATCAGATCGGGCGCTGGCGGGAGACCGAGAAGCAACTGATTGCGACGGCGACCGCGGTCCCGTCCTACACGCCCCGCATGGTCTCGCCCTATGCGTCGGTCTCGGTGAAATCCAACCTCCCGGCCGGGACGTCGTTCGTGCGCTATGTGTGCGCGCAGTTGGCGGCGAAGTCGCTCGGCTGCAGCGCGTGGGAATATGCCGGCCGCTGGAATGACAGCACACCGGAAGTGCAACTCGCGCTCAAGGCCGCCGTGGCCGCGGGCACCGCGACCGATGCGACGTGGGCCGGGCCGCTCGTGCAACCGAACATCAGCAAGGACATGGTCGAACTGCTCCGCGCGGCGACCATCGTCGACAAGATCCCGGGGCTGTATACCGTCCCGTTCAACACCAAGTTCCCGCAGCAGACCGGCGGCGGCACCTACAACTGGGTGGGGGAGACCAAGCCCAAGCCCGTCTCCGCGCTCGCGTTCGCGAGCATCACCCTCGACTGGAGCAAGGTCGCCGGGATCATCGTCCTCACGCAGGAACTGATCAAGCTCTCCAGCCCGAAGGCCGAAGAGGTCGTGCGGCGCGAAATGGTTGCCGGGATCGCGCGCTTCATCGACGCGCAGTTCATCAACCCGGCCGTGGCCGCCGTCGCCGGTGTCAACCCGGCGTCGATCACCAACGGCGCGCCGACCGCCGCCGCGACCGCCAACCCGTTCGCCGACATCCTGTCGCTCATCTCCCACTTCACGACCAACAACATCCCGGTCGACGGCGTCACGTTCATCCTGTCGCCCGCGAACGCGCTCGCGCTGTCGTTCAAGACCTACACCGACGGCACGCCGCAATTCCCCGGGATCGGCATCAATGGCGGGACGTGGAAGGGGATGAACTTCATCGTGAGTAACGCCGTGTCGACGAGCGTGATCGCGCTGCAACCGTCGCTCATCGCCTACGCCGACGACGGCGGGGTGACCATCGACGCGTCGAGCGAAGCGTCGCTGCAGATGGACTCGGCGCCCATGTCGCCGGTCGATGCGACCACGGTGTACGTGTCGATGTTCCAGGCGAACTGCGTCGCGATGCGCGCGGAACGCTTCGTCAACTGGAAAAAGATCAACGCGAACGCCGTGAAGTATCTGACCGCGGCGGCCTGGCCGGCCCCGACCGGCGCCGTGATGCAGGACGCGTCGGCGGGCGAGTAAGCCCGTGGGCGTGTTCGCGCGAGTCACGGCGCGCGTGACGGCGCTCTTGAGTGTCGCGCGCAGCCCGGGGGGCTGGTCGCCGATCGTGCGCGAGCCTTACACCGGCGCGTGGCAGAACAACGACTCGCTGACGACCGAGAACGCGCTCGCCAATCCGAGCGTGTTCGGGGTCGTCTCGCGCATCGCCCAGGACATCGCCAAGATCGCGCCGCCGCTCCTCCTCGAACTGGACGACAACGGGTTCTGGTTCGAGACGACCAACTCCGCCTATACGCCGGTGCTGCGGCGGCCGAACCGCTATCAAACCGCGCAGCAGTTCTATGAGCAGTGGATGATCAGCAAACTCATTCACGGCAACACCTACGTCCTGAAAGAGCGCGACGAGCGCGGGGTCGTCAAGACGCTGGTGATCCTCGACCCGGCGCGCGTGAAACCGCTCGTCGCCCCCGACGGCAGTGTCTATTACGAACTGCAATCGAACGAACTTGCCGGCCTGCAGCAGGAGAGCGCGCCGATCGTCGTGGGCGCGGCGGACCTGATTCACGATCGGTGGAATTGTCTCTACCATCCGCTCGTCGGGATCTCCCCGCTCTACGCCATTGGCGGCGCCGTGTCGCAGGCCCAGGCGATTCAATCCAGCAGTACGACGTTCTTCGCGAAGGGCGGCCGGCCCGCCGGCATGCTGGTCGCGCCGACCAAACTCGATCCGGCCTCGGCCGAGCGCATCAAGTCGACGCTGGCGAACTTCAAGACCGGCGAGATCATGCTCACCGACCAGGGCATGACCTACCACGACATCGGCGGGTCGGCGGTCGACTCGGAACTGATCGCGCAACTCGGGTGGACCGAGGAAAAAATCTGCGAAGTGTTCGGCATGCCGATCAGCATCCTCAACAGCAACAAGCAACCGCCGTATGCGAACGCGGAAGCGTCGCAACTGCAATACAAGTCGCAGTGCCTCGAACCGCATCTCGCGTCGATCGCCGCGACGCTGGGCGAGGGCCTCGAGCTGCCGCTGTACCTGTCGCTCGAGTTCGACGACACGCTGCTGATCTGGATGGATACCGCGACGAGGACGACCGCGGCTAAGACGGCGATCGCCGCCGGCATGTCGGTCAACGAAGTGCGCGATACCTATTACGGCCTCGGGCCCGTGCCCGGTGGGGAAGTCCCCTACCTGCAGCAGCAGTACTACCCAATCAGCGAGCTCGCGGATCGCGCGGCCTCGGCGCCGGTCGTGGCCCCCCTGCCCCCGGCCGCCGACGCGCAGCCCGAGGCGGAGGTCGTGCCGTGACGCTGGAGTTTTCCCGTGTCACGCTGCCGCCGCTCTGGACGCTCGCGCAGGCGAAGGTCCATCTGCATCTCACCGGCACGGACGTCGACGCCGACGTGCAACAGAAACTCGACGCCGCGCAGGAGACGATCCTGTCGTACCTGAACACCGCCGTCGATCCGACGTGGGACGCGACGACGGCGCCGAAGGCCGTCACGCACGCGATCCTGCTGCTGACCGCGTACTTCTACATCGACCGCGGCGATGGCGACCTGCCGAATCCCTGGCCGAAGATTTACGACTTGCTCGCGGCGTACCGCGACCCGACGGTGGGGTGATGGCGATCGGGACGTATACGCAGATCGTCACGCTCGACGAGACCGACGGCGCCGGCGGCGTCCGGCCGCTCGATCCGCCGACGTGGTACTGCGCGCCGCTGGCCGAGGGCGGGGGCCTGCTGACGCTGGTCGGGCACTATCACGCGGGCCTCACCACGGCGGCGCGCGTGCACCTCAAGGGGCGGACGTTCCACGTCGACGGCGTGCTCGATCGCGGCGGGCGCGGGTTCCAGACGCAGATCACCTGCCAGGAAGTGTTCGACGCCGGCGCGCCCACGGTCCCCGTCGGGCCGGCCTATCACGACCTCGTGATCGCGGACGGGGCGTCGCATTACTGGCGATTGGATGACACGGGCGCCGTGGCGCTCGACATCATCGGCGGGGCGACCGGCACGATGAGCGGCGGCGTGACGAAAGGCCAGCCGGGCGCGATCGCGGGGAATGCGGCGATGATGTTCGATGGGACCACGGGAAAAATTAGCGCGGCCCAGACGGTGCGCGTGGTGCCGCCGTGCACGATCGAGTATTGGATCAAGACCACGACGCCCTTGGGCGTGGCGATCGCGACGGCCGTTCCGGGGTTTAGCGAAGACACGATCGTCCTCGGCGTCGAAGATCTCGGCCGCGCCCAAGTGCGCGTGCTGAAGGCCGGGGCCGCCCAGCAAGAGGCGATCTGGACGGAGTCGTTGGCGATCCACGACGGCGCGTGGCACTACGTCAGCGTGTGTCTCCTGGGGGATGGCCGCACCGTGCAGATCTCCTGTGACGGCGTGGCGGCGCTCCTCAATGCGCCGGCGTTCTCGTTTACGCT